CTCTGATTCAACTTCTTGTGATTCAACTTCTTGAATCTCTACAGGTGTACTTTCGATTATTTCTTCGTTCATTTTGTTTCTCCGGGTTTTGCTTCACTTGTTAATGCTGCAATATCAGGTTCCCTTCGCATAGCACCAGGTCTAACAGGTTGACCAGCAAATGCTTGACCTTGTGGTGCGCCTTGAGGCATACCTTGAGGCTGTGGAGGAGGCTGAGTTGCCTGCATTTCTAATTGTTCAAATTCTTGATTATTTTCTACTAGCTCTTGAGTCCCCATACCCATCATTAATGTTAAATTCTCTCTGACAGCAGCTTGTAATTGTGTATCTGTCATCATAATTTTACCTTCCACGTCCATGCGTTTAGTTTGAGCTTCAAACCATTCACGCTCCTGCTTTTGAAGTTCAATCATGCGTTGGTCACGAAGTTGAGTAATTTCTTGACTCATATGCTCCATTTGACCTGCCAATTCATCCATCATTTGCCGAGCTTGAATGACTTGAGGATCGACTTTATCACCACTCTTAGCAACTGCTTGTAGTTGCGGAGGTAACATGGCTTGAAGTCGTTTGCTTATTTCTTCAGCTCCTGGCCAATCCATATTTTTCAACATCAAATCACCGATGATATTAAATAATGATGGGTTAGCTTGAGTTAAAGTCAGCATCATTGTGGCTGCTTCATCGCGTTTAGTTGCATATGAAGGGCCTGCATCGCAAACAACGTCATAACGTCCAATAGTCGGATTGAAAATTGAATCAATCGCAGTATTTTCAGTATTAGCGGACGGAGTTTGAATGTTAGGGTTAAGTTGTACAGTTCTTGGCGTTCCATCTTCGCCTAAAATCCGTGCAACTCTAGGCCTGTCATAGACTTTTGGAATCATATCCAACACGACACGGCCAATTTGACGAACTGAGCGTGATAAATTGTCTTGATAGTGGAAAGTGTTAATATCAGCCTGTTTTTGCCTCAATAATAAGGCTCTACCAGACGTTTCATTAGACTGTGCGCCTAATGTAGGTTGATAAATCCCCATGCTTTGCATGATGTCATTTTCAGCTAATTGAATAGCTTGCATAATCGCAGGGCTTGATTGCGGAGGCATTGCCCGTTGAGGTGAGCCAACAGGTGTTCCAGCTATTGATACAGGGTCATATTCGAGGTATGCGACCGATTCTTTGTTTACCCTTCCCCAATTAGGGTCAGTTTCAAATTGCCCTGCTACACCTATAAACGGAGCTTTAGGCGACAATGCAACATTTTCAGCATTAGCAGATAGATAATAGTTATATAATCGTTGAGCATCTTTAGCATTGCGAATCAAACCTGATAAATATCGTCTGCCTTGTAGCCATAATTCATGGCCAATGACTGGAACAATAGGAATATACTTCGTAGGAAGCTCACCACGCTCTAAAATAGTATCGCCAGTAGCTTTGCACCACATACAGCGTTTTTTATCAGCTATACGCACCTGTGTTGGGTCTTGAGGATCGGTAATCTCTACTTCTTCATGCTCTATATAATAGTATTCAGCAATTCGAACACTGTCTTTAGTGTACCAACCTTGAGCATCGCCATTACCAGCATCATCAAAATGGGTTTCATCAACACCAGGATATAAACGCTCAAATTCGTCTTTAGAAATTTCTTCCGCTAAAATACACCATTCAGCATCAGAACCATCTGGCGATTTGCTGTGCGGGTCCATGTAAACTTTAAATGGATCAGGTATCCGGTCAATGTAAATTTCTTGATCGAAGCTGGAATCATCAGCCCAATCATTACGAATACGCACATAACCAATACCCATATCCACCTGCGATTCCACCGCAGTATCGTAAGCCATACCAGCATTACTATTATCTTGAATGTGACGAATCAATCCCTGCAATACTTCCGCTGTTTCTTGATCGGCTTCATCGTTGACCGGACGGATACGAATACTAGGAGTATTCTGACGGATTTCATTAACCACTCGATCACGATACTGAAGCAATCGGTTAATCACCAACATTGGGCGTTCTTTACCTGGGCGATTACGGTCATATTTAGCAGACTCAGGCCATTGATCGCCTAAACGTGCAAAACGAACATCGTCCAACATTTCTTGTCTATTTGTAGACGTAAACTCTACTGCGGTACTAAACCGCTCGCGAATCTCACTTAACGTATCTTCATCCATTTGTTCTTGATCTGTTTCAGTATCCATACCAACTCCCAACGATTCCATTATTGAATCTGTATCTAAATTTGCCATGATTTTTCCTGAGCTATTAAAATGTTAAGCGCCCATCCAAGAAGAACTGCTCCCCCCAGATGAATTATAAGATTGATTTTTTCCTTCCCTATGCTCTCGCTGCTCCCTATGAGCTACCGGAAACGCAAAAGTAACCGCTAATGCGTCCGCTGCATCAGGTGAGGCTAAACCCCTAGACCGCATTTCTTTCTTACCTTCAAGAAAGATAGTTCCTGAAGAATTAGGCTTCTTCATAGGCCCTATTAAATCAGATTTCAATTGCCTATCCTCCTTAATACTGGCAGTTTTTAACCAATCCCTCATTGCGCCCCACATCTCAGCACGTTTATTGCCCCACATAATAGCATTAGTCGCCTTCCATCCAAAATTCACACCTCTTACCTTATACCGTTGTTCAACTAAACGATCAAGAATACCATAACCCAAACCACCTTCATCAATCACCGTCAAGGCAGGGCGATACTGTTCAATCGCATCAATCACCCGTCCAACAATTGTCATGGTATCTTCACCGGAATAACGTTTAATCGCTAATAAGTCACGCCCCTGTCTGACAATAATCACTGTTGAGTCAGCCCCACCTCGTGCAGGATCGACACCAATAACAATAGGTGCAGTTGTATCCTTATATAATGGGCGTTGAAACGCATCTTCAATGAGGTCGGGTGAAATGAACTGATCTTCGCCTGCGGTGGGAAATTCACCATACACCTCAATCCTTGCTTGGGAAGAATCTTCACCATACTCAGCAATAATCTGTTCATAAACCTGTTTATCCGTATCTTCAACCGTTCTCGCGTCCACCATACGGCTTTTCCAGAACGCTCGTTTGCCGTGAAAACACTCGAAGAAATACCCTTCATTTCGTCTAGGGTTGCTGAAAGCAAACCAATATCGATCAAGGATGTTCTCAGTAAAGAAACCAGCTCCTACCGACCATATCTCATTAGGAATACCTGACGCTTCATCAAAGATTAACATCATTCCGTCATGGTTGTGAACCCCTGCGTAACTGTCTGGGTTCTCAGCACTCCACAACTTACCTTCAGCGCCCCAATATCGAGTACCTTTCTTCAGTTGCATTTCCACCAAGTTAGTCAACCATGTAGCGGGAGTTATCTTAGTAGCAGACAGTTCAAACCAATGCGTGTTAATTGACATGGCGTACCATCGTGACAGTTCGCCCCAAGTCACGGACTTCAATTGGCTTTCCGAGTTAGCCGACACGATCACCGTTGAGCCTACTCGTGTTGTCAACATCCACAATATTAGCCACGACACCAACGCGGACTTCCCAATACCACGCCCAGATGACACGGCTGACCGCAGGGTGTTCATATCTACTTGGCCTTTATTCTCCTTAATATGGTCAGCAATATCTCTCAACACTTCCCGTTGCCATTTTCTTGGCCCGTGAAAGTGTTCTAATGGCGTGTTCTTCTTCCCCCAAGGAAACACGAACAGCACAAATGCTTCAGGATCATCCGCTATCTTGGGCGACCATAACTCCACCATCAACGTCTGTTCTTCGTCTGGACGATATATTGGTTGTTGAGCCATTGTGAGTTTGTTCCTCTAGTTGAATCGGTTTGATTCCTTCGATGACTCGACTACGCGCTTCATCTAAGGCAGATTGTATATTGATAGTTTCAATTGACATGGTTATTTCTTGCTTGGCAGTCCAACCATGAACGTGTTGCAGGATTGACAGCGCTGCTTTTGAATCACCGTTTCTGGCAGCATCTCTTAACTGCGTTGCGGCTTCCATTTCTCCATCCGCTGCACCTTTTAACGCTGCCATTTCAGCAACAGGATCAAGTTGGCATAACTGTCGATATTCGGAAGGTAACATTCCTGCGGCTAAGGCAAGCTTGTCACCTTTCAACCCTAAAGCAGCAGCGTCATATATTTGTTGTAAGCGCCATTCGGTGGCTTGCACTTCTCTTGGCGTAAATGGGATTGATATCATCATCTATCCTCCTTTCAAAATTATATTTAACATCATTTACCTATGGTAGTAAAGTTTTTTACAGATAATACTAAATTTTAAAAAAAATTTTAGGGGGGTTCAGTTTTCATTCTAAAAAAAAATTTACTGCGGTTCAGTTTTCAATCTAAAAAAAATTTCTCGTGGGGGGTGGACATGGACAACGGACGGTTCAAAATCCCCCTATCACCCCCCCCATCAGCCAGGCGCGTTACGTTATAACATACCATTACAAGCTAACTTATTGATTTATATACGGTTTAAGGTTTGAGTATTAAATCTATTGACTATTCAAGTTCGATGGCAGGACTTGAATTGGCTTGCAAGTTATTGTTATTATTAATGTTTTGCATTGGTGCTTTATAAAAGGTAACGAAAAAGGACACGTTTTTAATTTGTGTACAATGTGTACAACTTAAAAAACAGTTGTGCACATTGCCCACAACAAGGTTATTTGCGTTTCTAGCATATCTGCTTAATTTGGCATTTGTGTACAATGTTCGCAATGTTCACACCAAAAAAAAGTTGGTAGCTTGTAACATTTTTTTCCAGTAATATTATAACTATTATATTTTATTATTTTATAACTACTATAATAATAACTATATACACATTAACCACATAGCTCTCAAAGCCCCGCCAATAAAGGGAATGTTGTGTACAAAACTGCTTGAAATTCTTATACACACCTATGCTCACATTATCCACAAAATAACTGTAAAGAATTACTTGACAATTAAACTAAATAGTTTTATTATTTACTCAAGTTCTTGGAATGGCCAGGAACTAAAACACTAAAAAAAGGTAATCGACATGTCAAAAGTAGACAAATTATTAAATGACTTATTAAAAGCAAACCGTGCAGCTAACAAAAAAGTTATTAAAGATTTTAATAAACAAAACGAAAGGTTAATTAAATTATTGGCGGAAGTGAACAATGCACAATTTTAATATTGATTACAAAATTTACATACTGGCTGGAATATCTTGTATCGCATTTATTGGCGGTATTCGATTAATCTGTATGTTACTTGCAACATTATCTTAACTTTATAACTAAAAGAGACTTTATTATGAATCATTTTAATATAGAAATAAAAATTAACGATTTACTAATTGCTAACGGTGCTTTCTTTGCATTTACAAAAGAACAATATAATGCTGAAGCTTTGCCAGGTGTTGAATATAAAAGATTATACGCAGGGATGTTATGTCCAGCTGATAACATTAAAACGGTAATGAATGGCCTTGATAGCTTAAGTCATGAAAAAACAGAATACGAGCTGGCTAACAATTCAATAAAAACTATCATATGGGATTCATTAGCTAATTATGAATGCCAAATATCAGGTGATTATAACGATGCTATAGAAGCGTTAAAACCTTACGGCATAACTGAAGACGATATAAAAACAGAATGGCCTGGATATTATCAAAACTGCATTGACAATGACTATTTCTAACATTATGGACTCAGTATATAAAGCACAATGTAAAACTTTTAAAATTGCTCGAGAACTGGCGGGTAAATTTAGCAACGTATCATCAATCAACGATAGTTTAAAACCGCCATATTGTTTAAGAGTATTAAAAGAATACAGAACTATAGAGATGCAACAATTCCGCGATAATGTCGCTCAACAAATTAAACTGAAAGGTATACTAAAATGAAAATACAAGACTTAAGACTAGCATTAACCGCAACACCTAAAAAAACAGATATTCGTTATTATCTTAATGGCGTAAAGATTACGAAAGACACGGTAAGCGCATCAAACGGCCATGTGCTATGTCATATCAACACATATCAAAACGAGATACCGGATAATATAGAAAATGATTACTTAATCGTACCAGTTGAAACTGTAAAAGCAATACTTAAAAAGATGGGCGCAAAACACGAAAATAAAGAAGTATCTATATTTTTAAATAATGGGCGTTATGAATTGCAATGCTTAAATGAAGTTGAAGTATTTACGCCTATTGATGGCAAGTATCCAACTTTCGATAAAATACTAACGCCAGTAAAAGAAAATAACCATGATGAAAATTTAAACTCTATCAAACACCAGTTTGATTGGTCATATGTCGCACTTGCTAATGATGCGATATGTACGTATTACGGCAACACCACACCAAAACGCTTATATAGTTTTGAGTTGGCCGGTTATTTTATGCCGGATAATGACATTGTCTATGTAATTATGCCCTGCAGGAACTAACATGTATAAAGTCTATTTTGTATATAACCAAACAATTCATTACATGCTATTTGATTACTTAGACACTGCGACACGTTTTGCAAAACAACATAATACTGAGGTTATATATCCATGACATATAAACAAAAGTCTGGTAGGCCAACTATACCGGATGAATTAAAAAACAAAGGTATTATGATTAGCTTACCTATAATCTTAATTGATAGATTAAAACTGGAACGCAATAAAAGCCGGTTAATTCAAGGCCTATTATTAAAACATTTTAAAATTAACTAAAAGAGCAAATCATCATGAATCATAACGAACTGATAAAAGAAATAAGACTTTTATGTAAACATAAAGGCCTAACATTCAAAAAAAGTAATAATACTTTTAACAATAAAGCGCTATATTATTTTATCGATAGACAATCTGGAACTGTAACATTGTCTAATATGTCGCTTATGAGTGCTTATGATAATGCGCTTAGACTTCAATAAATAACTTATAACCCTACAAGCCCGTTACCAAACGGGCTTTTTTTTGCCCAAAATATCCCAAAATATCCATTTTAAGCAGTCTTTTTATTTTATCCCTATCCTACTATTGCTTACTATAAAATCATTCAACTATAACGTTATTTGATAGTTTAAAACTATATAATTTTAACGTGTCAACGTGTCACATTATCAATCATCAATTAGAAGTCTATAATCATTTTCAATTATCCAAGTAATTAACAAGCTATTACACCAAATAACAATAAACCGCTAAAAAACACGTTATAAGCTTGTTTTACAGTTTACCTATATAACTATACTGCTTTAAAGTTTTAACGCCTAGAATCGATTATTTTATTTTTAGACTTTAAAAACTGATTAAAATCAATGACTTATAAAACCTAGTGTTTTAGTAGGTTATTAATTACCTTATTTCCTACTAGGTTTTTGGGTATTTATTCCTACTATTTTAGTAGGTTTTTATGAAAATCTGCCCACCAGCCAAAAAAGTTTTGCCCAACTATTTCTGAGCAAAACTCAATTTAATCCGATTTGATTTGAAATTTAGAAATTTTGGTTTTTCAATTCACAAGTGACAATTTTCTGTTTAGTTCTGGCTCAACTTTTTTTCTAAGTTCTGACTTACTCAGCGCGTTAATGGCTTCGTCATCAGGAGCTATGTAAATATGTTTCACGCTGGGGAATTCACGCGACTTAAGGCGGCCCATATCTTTCCAGCCAGCTTCTTTAAGAGCATGTAGAAGTGCAGCTTGAGGAACCTTGATATTACCTGGTGCAGTATTAACCAACCGATCACAAAGCGCATGAAATGGGGACGCTATCACGCCTGCTGCAAACTCACCGACACGGTTACGCATCAGCTCAACAAGATAAGACTCAGCGCTCGACATGCCTTGCTCGACTAGGTTTATTTTGAACTCAGTCATCATCGGTGCAGCTGCTGGATTGAACGTGCTAACGTCCCTAGCGTACAACCAAGACGCTATGGCTTCATAGCCGCCACCTGTCTTGAACCACTCCCACATCGATTGTGCTTCTGCGTAATCCATACGAGGTGCATGTGACCAAACGCAGAACCATCGTCTGTCTTGCGTTTCTAATTGAATTGGCACAGGATCATTTGAATAAGCCAGTACAAACAAACGATTCATCATATCGTAAGGGTGTAGTCCTTTACGGTTGATAGACAGCGTTTCTGGAGGTGCAGCAATGATAGGTTTCAATTTGTTAGCTAACGCTCGTCTTTCTCGAGCATCGGTTTCTTTTAACTCGTTAAGGACTAAGATTTCACACTCTAATGCGTAACCAAACTGGCTGTTCATCGAATCGTTATCAATGTACCCTCGGTTCTTAAAGTGAGGGCCACACACTGCCCATATGAAAGGCGCATACATCGTATCCTTACCAGCTCCTTGATCGCCACCATGCAGAATGGCGTGATTGATCTTGATCTTAGGGTTCTGAACTTTGTAAGCCATGACGTTGAAGATATGCTCCAACTCAGCTTCATTAGGAACTAAGTTCTTGCAATGGTCAAGCCAACGAGTGACATTACCAGCCTTACCCGTCACATCAGGACGTGCATCACGCCAACGATTACCGTACATGTCACCATCCAAAGCGGTCAACATGGTTTCCCCAGCAGCGTAAGTGATCCCCACCAAAGCATGTGCGCCCATCGCTTGTCTGTTCTCGTCATAGCAAACTGAGGCTTCAATCTTACGCCCAGTATGTATTGACTTGCACTCAAGATGACGGAACAAAGCGTTGAAAGTAGATCGGCTGACTTCACGTCTAGCAACCAAATCAAAATAAGACTCGTCGGCTTGAATGTAAGCGAATCTGCTGAACCAATCTTTCTTTTCCAATCGTCCTAACTCCTTACGTTCAACTTCAGCGATAGCACTAGCCGCATCTTGGCTAAACATGTCAGTAGGTTCGAGTTTAGCTAACGTATCAACCATAACAGATGCTAACAATTCCTCACGAATTCCATGCGAATGTTTCGGGCCACCTTCTGCCTGCACCCATTCAAGGTAAGTCTTACTGTCAAGATGTTGGCAAGACTCATGGAAGCACATGAAGGCACGATTAACAGGGTGATACCTTGCCATTGGATTGCCATCAGAGTGCGCTGTTGCGTTGATGCACGTCACGCCAACCCAGCCTTCACCATTAGCACCATCGATGACATCACCACGCCCAACAAGCCACGTTAAAACATCATCTTTGCCATCGTCAATCAAATCAACACGCTTAACGGTTGCGGTGTCTGCTTCACATGGTGTAACGCCCAATGCTTCACATATCTGAGGCAAGGTAAACTCTAATTCAGGATTAAATTTAACCAGTACGGACTTAAAATTATCTCGACCAGGCTTAAGATTGACACTATCAGGAAGCCGAAAATTACGAACTGCATTAATAGCGCCCCCATCAGTATACCCTGCATCAGCAATCGCTTTAATAGCTGCACTGAAATCCCCTTTTGTTGGTTGATCGTCAAGACCAAAAGTATAACCGTATTGGTAGTTACCTGGTGAAGTTTCCATGATCCATGTTGGGATCAGATCAGGCATTTTTGATTTCGTACCGACATCGTCCAGCACGAGGAACGCCACCAATTCACAATTGCTTGCAGAAGCACTCGGTTTGCCATCTTTAAAACGTTTAATGATAAATGAGGCCGTGTTACAGTACCAAGCACCTTTACGGTCATATTTAGTGGGGAGGTAAGCAGGCCAAGTACATTTTTGTGCGCCATCAGCGTGAAAAAGATCGGCTTTAGGAACTTGCTTAACAAATAGACAGGTTTCCCCTTCTGGTGCTATACTGATTAAGTAATCTGTAAATTCATTTTTAAAATACATGTTTCCACACCTTATTTTTTTTAATTTGATAAATGTGACCTTTACAAACATTAAATTTAACGGCTAAATTTAAAGCAGATTCGTCACTTTCCCTTATATATCTAACTTCATCATCATCTAATTTAGATGTAGGGTTATCTACACCTAATAACCTATGACCATGCGCTAAAGTATCCGCATGATTATCTGCGGGAGTTCCGTAACGAAGATTAGAATAATGATTATTAGATTTATCACCATCTGAATGTAAAACATGAAGTCCTAAAGGACATTCACCAATAAAAGTTCTAGCAACAAGTCTATGAACAGATACTTGAGGTCTATCATTACCATTAGTTAAAGTTACACAATAATAACCATTATTTTTTTTAACTAATCTTAAATCCCTACCTTTTCTAGTAGCAGTAGCTCCACCTTTAGCTCTGACAATCATGTCTTTAGATTTTACATCACCAAATTCACTAATTAAATATCGATCTTCCCAACCGGGAATGTCATTCCAAATCATTTTCCATACCTCTCTAAAATGTTGACTTCTACGTCCAAAGGAAGATCAGAACACCATTTTGGAGCGGCGCACATGATCTCAGATAACCTTATTGCAGTGATATCCCCTTCAGCTATAGGACATTCTAGCACGATTTCATCATGTACAGTAATTACTACGCTAAATCCTTCAATAAATAATTGGCGTAGCGAGTATCTTAGTAGATCATTAGCAGTTGCTTGAGCGCAGTTTTCTTGTGCAATACCTTGCCACAGTCTAGCTCTAGGCCATTCTTCAGCATCGGACGCAGGTTTGAACGCTGCCTTAAGGTAAGTAACAGCGCCATCTTCTAACCGAGCAAATGGGTAACAGAGTATACGACCTGACGGTAAAATATACCAGAGGTGATTACCATCAAACAAATACGTTACTCGACCTGCCGAGAACTCATGCCCCTTATGACGCATGGCGCTTATGTAAGCACGTTCCATATCTTGGCCGTAAGGCATCATCCACGGATTTGCAATGCGCCAACCATTAATCATGCGCTTGATTTGGTGTTCAGGCATGTTAAGCCCATAGATACGCGCCATTGACGAAAAAGCGCCTGCACCGCCCGAATATCCTAGCGCCAGCTCTTGCACCTTACCGATGAAACGTTGATCTTTGGTGACTTCTTTAACGTTAAAAGTAGACTTGGCATTTTCGACATACACATCACCACCGGATCGGAAGATGTCAAGCTTTGCTTCCGATGCCACATGATTAGATAACCAAGGATTACATCTTGCTTCAATACCTGCCCAATCAGCCACGACTAAAACATTACCTTTAGCAGGGATAATAGCAGGTCTAATCATGCCTTTTAATACGTTTGTGACGCGCGTACCAAACGGACTAAGGTCATCACCTGCCATCATAGCTGATCGCACTGCTTCAGGGTCTTTAGCACACACACGACTCATGTTCTGTAACTGGACTCCATATGAGGAACTTCGGCCTGTAGCAGAACCGCCATTAAAGACAAACGCACCACGAACACGCCCATCTTCAATATCAGCCAGCTCTGCCATGCGGTTAAACTTAGCCACTGATGACGCGCTGATGTCGTCAATACACTGAACAACGTCTAGCACTTCATCAGGTAAATCCATTTGCAGTAAAGCCGTCCGAGTAGCTTTGTTTAAGGATAACTTCTCGTCTATTGTCATCAGTTCAGGATCGATACGTTCAGCTACCCATTCTTTTAACTTAGGTGAACGTGCAGAAGCGATACCTGTAATGTCTTTGACTAAGGCTTGAATATCCTCAAGCTCAGTCGTAGCATAACCGATAGCTGCATGACACAACGGCACATCGACTAATAATCCTTTATCATTAATGCGCTCATTGACATGGTAATCCAGCAATTCAGCATCAGATAATTGACGAAGTGCCAAACTAACTTCACGCATAGCACGAACATCCTGCTCGCAATAATGGATTAACTCAGGCAATAACGCAGTATTGTAAGGAGGTACGCAACACTGACGGATCAACTGCTTACCTCGATGATCTTTCTTCATCTTGGCCGACATTGCCCGTCCGATATCTTCAAGGCTTCCAGGCAAGCAATTAGCTCTCGCTTGTGTAGCGGTGCAGTAGAACTGTTCCAGCTCGAAGTTAATGCCTAACACATACCAAAAGATTAGGCGCTCAAAAGCAGCGTTATGCGCACGTATCTGACCTTTAAAATTTCTGACACGTTCAGGGAATGGCTGTTCAGGTGTCCAAGTCTGGACAACTTCATCATCAAAAGCATAAGACATGCACAACACTTCAGTGCTTCTGTCTTGTGCGTAATTGTAAACCCCATGCTTCTTCAAGTCACAGGCGCTCTTTGTTTCGAAATCTATAAATAGCATAGTTAAAAAAAGCCCCTTACGGGGCTTCTCCTTATTTATACGCTTCTTCTACGTCTGCCAGTTTCTTCTGGCACACCATCTTCATCCTTGTCAACAGCTTCACCATCCAAGCCGACCCATTCAACAACTTCAAACACAGGAGTGTAAATCTTACCGTACGCTTTGTGCTGGTAAAATTCTTTCTTCAGGTTGATAACTGGAACAGGTTTATCTTGATCGGCATCAACTTGAGCTGCAATAGCAACTGCAAGAGTCTGTACTGAACGTTTACCGCCTACCGAAGTGGTTGAGTAACGAACTTCCAAGCCTTTATCTTCACCGGATAAGCATTTTAAGCTCATACCGACTTGAGTTTCCCATCCACGCTTACCACCAGCAGGAGCAGCATCAAGTTCAGGCAATGGCGATGTAATACTTACCATCTTTTCACCTAAAACTTCACCTTCACCCCAGCAGATAAAACCGTGAACAAAAGAGAACGGATTAACCGCCCATGTAGAGTCTGATTCAACTTCAGATTCTCCTGCACCAAACACCCAATGACCTGTGCGATCCATTTTAAGTATCGCAGAACCATTGTTTCCACCGACTTCAGTTTCCAAAGAACGAAGCGCAGTAGAGAGTGAAGTAACAGAAGGAAGATTAGAACCAGAAAACGCTACTAAGTTAGACATAATATTGTACCTTATTGAAGTTTATAATATACCACTATTAAAATACCAATCCTGATTGGTGGCATAAACAATCAGGATTGAAAAACTGACCAAATGCTATTTTTGCAGCTTCACAATAAGCATTATGCGCTTCTTGTTCAGAGATAAAAACACCTAATTTCTTTTGGACTCCATCAATATTGATTTGGGCAGCAAATTTATTACGAGAAGGAGTAACACCTTTTAAAGTGCATAAACCTTTTCTTTTTTTAGTATTTTGAATATTCTCAGACCGTGTAGCTAATCTAAGATTAATTAATCTATTATCATTTCTACAACTATTAATATGGTCTATATCAATATCTGGCCAATATTTATAACTTAACGCCCAAGCAATCCGATGTAACTTAAATTGTCTTTGGTTAAACATTACCCTCATATAACCTGTACAAGGATCAAGATTTCCAGCTAAATCACCAGGTTTGATTTTAGTTCTAGGTCTAGGTATTTTCCAAAACACTAATCCTGATTCAGGATCATAAGAAAATATTTGTTCTAGCATGTGAATAGGTAAAGTTCTCATGATATTTTAGACAAAGCTTTTGATAGTTGTTGCCCAATTAATAGCACAGCAGGACGAGGATCGTCTACATGTGCCATTGTGTTACCCGATGAAATAGAAACGGTTGATCCTTCTGGTAAAGGCTGTTTAAGCTTCTTGAGCTTCTTTTCAGCCTGAGCAGGAGAGATAAACGATGCTTCCATCACATCAGATTCTGTAAGGCCTGCATCAAGTAAAGCTTGTTTAGCTTCTACTTCATCTGACCATTTACGGGTTGACCTTTTGGCAACCAGTTTGTAATTTGGTAAATCACGACCTGATTCTAGCATGGTAAACGCTAAAGCGCGCAAGTCTTTTATCCATTCTTCTAAAATCTCAGCGTTCTGAAGATACGCATCAATAGTAGGGATGTCGATAGCATCAATCTTCACTTTCAATGCGCGTTCAACTGCACCCGTCATTAAGGGACAAGTAGGCTTTGCAGCACACCATTTACAATGAGAACCTTCTCGCAGCGGTGCATCAAGTCTTTGTGATGCTTTGACTGCGCTCAGTAATTGCTGTTCAAATGCTTTAATGCGTTCTACTGTTGTCACCCAGCGTTTAATCATTGGAGGCTGGATAATAATTAGCTCGACTTCTTTTACATCTTTAAACGCCCATTTAGCGTGTTCAGTACGCATGGCAGCAGCAGCGTAAAACATCAACTGTTCATTTTCTTTTGCTTCTACGATAACGCCATTGCCAAACTTCCAATCCAGCACGATAGCACGATTATGTACACGACCAAGCAGATCGCAGCTGCCAAATACATCAGGAATGAAATCACCGAAATTAACTTCAACTTCGACTTCATAAACCATTTCATTTTCTGGATCAACTTCATCTAGTAACTCCAAAGCAACGGTGTACTTTTCATCAAGTAAGTCTTGAGTCAGTATAACATCTTCGTATTGTGTACCGACTACAGGTTGTTTTCCTTCACCTAGATACTCGGCAATGGTGTTATGAAGAAGTGTACCTTCATCAGCATAAGAGCTGGAAGGCTTTTCAGGTGCTTCATTGCACAGCTTGACTGAGCCTGGGCAGTTAATTACTCTTTTGGCAGTAGAACCACCGACTATTTTACTGTGTGCCATTAATTTAATCCCGTTTCGTTTAAAGTGAATATATTATTTCACAAAAAAATATATTGTACAAATGTTTTTTACAGTGATAAGCTATAACCTCACTAAGCGAAACTGGAGTAAACGAAATGAAAGTTCTTATAGCCTGTGAATACTCTGGACGAGTTAGGGACGCATTTACTAAACTTGGTCACGATGCAATGAGTTGCGACATTTTAGAAACAGAGTCACCAGGTAATCATTACAAAGGCGATGTTCGTGATGTTCTAGGTGGGGGATGGGATATGATGGTTGCACATCCTCCTTGTACTTACATATCAAATGCAGGAGCAAAACATTTGTATAAAGGAGGACAAGGAGTTTTGAACCTAGAAAGATTTAAATATGGGTTGGAAGCGGTAGATTTATTTAATCTGCTTTGGAAAGCTGATATTCCTAAAATTTGCATTGAAAACCCAGTTCCAAGCACTGTTTATTATGAGCATGGTTTACAGAGATACCATCAAACTATACAACCATATGAGTATGGACACCCATTTCAAAAGAAAACTTGTTTGTGGTTGAAAGAATTGCCATTTTTAATACCAACAAACATTACTAGCGAACGCCAATGTAGCAGAGTTGCAGGTAATTGGTTTAATAAAGGTGGAAAAGATAGGCAAAAAAATAGAGCAATGACGTTTCAAGGGATCGCTGACGCTATGGCTATGCAATGGGGCGCGGAATGTTAGAACGTGACATTGAAAAATATTTTAAATGGATAGTTGAAGTGAACGGAGGAAAGACGTATAAATTTACTTCACCTGCACATCGAGGTGTAGCAGATAGAATTGCTTGCATGTCAGATGGAACAACGTGGTTTGTGGAACTTAAAACAAAAGGGGGTAGATTATCAGAATTACAAAAACTATTTGCACAAGAAATGATAAGGCTTAACCAAAACTATGCGTGTCTTTGGACAATAGAACAGATTGATAATTGGGCAATAGAATGTTTGGGATTACATATTTAATTAGATTGATTATATGTTTAGTAATTTTAACGGTCATGCTTCCGCTGGCCATCATTAATTTAGGGGTAATGAAATGGAAAGAGAAATAGATCAAGACATAGACTGGTTGTATGCACAAACTGTAAAAGGAGGACTTAAACGTCCAACTGAGAAGCAGGAAGATGAATTTGATTATCTGGTAAGCCGATACAGACGTTTGTTAGGTTTAACTGTATCTTCAGCCAGAACACGAGCTTTCAAGGAAGTTATGATGTAATTAACTTTTCCACCGATAAACTTATGGAGGTTATCCAATGCCCGACAAAAAGATGGTTGGGGGTAAGCACTACTTATTACCGATCCAACCCGTTACTTACATACACGCTAACAAACTACCGTTTATGGAAGGTAACATAATAAAGTACATTACGCGCCATCGAAGCAAGAATGGCGCAGAAGATATAAAGAAAATAATACATTACTGTGAACTAATCTTGGAGCTTGAATACAATGAATCAACGAGATAAACAAAGAAAAAGATGCCTTGAGTATTACCATAAGAACAAAAAAGCCATACACGAACGCGTTATGCTAAAACGCAAAATGGATCGTTTAAAAGCTAATGTTGTTGTAATCCCTCCAGTACCTCAAAAAAGCATCACCAAGAAAGAAATAATGGCTTTAATTGGCATTAAAGCATTGATGATGGATAAGATCATTAAAGATTCTAAATATTGTATGCCTAAGCATGTCGCCACCCATATTGACGGTTCAATTCTATTCAACCGAGCCGAGATCATGGATTGGCTTCCTTATATCAGAGAAGTCTGCGCATTCATGTATAAACGTCCTCCGATCAAATTAACTGGAATGGCAGCGCAAATCGTCCAATTCATGCACCGCAGTAAAGACATGGAAATGTATTGCGATGAATTAAGACGTAAACAGTTAGATGGAAGAATTAATAATGGCTAGGGATGTAGACTACGCCCTCATATTGCAAGTGCTTTATAGCAGAGGCTACACCTTAGCCAGTATATCAAAAGTTACAGGCACAGCGGTAAGCTCGTTATCTAATGTAAAACAAGAAACTAAACCTGTACCAATTGGCTGGCATGATGGCTGGGAAGGAATTGCATTACAAGAATACTATCGTAAAGCACTAGGTGAAGCACCGCCCCATGTTGGGGATTACATTGAACTTGGAGAATATTGTGAAGAAAATGAAATATCCACTACCTCATGAAAATGCCAGATGCTTAGGAAGCAACTGCGACAAAAAAGAAAACTGCTCACGTTATCTATCTATTGAAGTAGATACAAAAGATTTCATGTGGCATGGTGACTTTAAAAAAGAACTGAACCAACTTGAATGTGACCTTTTTATTGATTTTAGGGACAATTATTATGAGCATTGAAAGAGAGTTACTAGAAAGATGGCTTGACGATACAATTTTTGAGCCTGAAGAATTAGATTCTTTAATGGAAGAAACTAGAGAACTTCTCGCCCAACCTGAGCAAGAGCAACAACCTGAAGCATGGATACTAAAAGAAAAAGAAACTGGGTACAAAACGCAAGTAGTAGCTTATAACCCATCTGTTTTAAAAAAAGGATGGGAAGCAATACCTTTATACGCAGGATCGCCAAAACGTGAGCCTTTGAGTTTTGAAGATTTAAATATTATGTGGTGTGGAAATCCTATTGATTTTGCTAGACGTATAGAATCTATACACGGCATTGGAGGATGAGATGAATAAAGAAATAAATGATCTTAAGCAACAAATAATGTGGCTACAGAATCGAAATGCTTTCCTTACAAATAGACAAGAAGCACTCCGAGATCACTTTGCTGGAATGGCTATGCAGGGTCTTTTAAGTAGCACTACAGGTGCTTATAAAAGAAATGACAACATCCCTGTATGGGCTTACCAAATGGCAGACGCAATGTTAGTAGAGAGGGAGAAAAACGTTTTTAATGAATCAAACAAAAACAATTAAAGAAATACGTTATTTATGTAGAGTTAACGGTTTATCATTTAGAAAAAGTATAACCACTTTTAATAACAAACCGCTCTATTATTTTATCAATAGAGAAACGGGCGCTGTTGTGTTGTCTAATATGACTTTATCGAGCGCATTAGATAACGCAGAAAAAATAAATGAGATCATCAATAATGAAACCAAAAATTAAACGTGTAGGACGATTTTGGGTATGCGGAGGGCCTTACGAAATTGCAGGATATGGACGCACTCCTTGTGAAGCGTATTTAAATTGGAGAAATCAATGGTTTTAAGACCTTATCAGGATGAAGCTGCTGATTTCCTGTATAGCCGTGATAGAGCGATGATCCTTGCACCAGTTGGTGCTGGCAAGACGGCCATTACTCTAACAGCTATGCAAGCGATGATACAGGACGGCCACGTTAAACGATTCTTAGTGCTTGCACCCAAGCGTGTGTGTACAGATGTTTGGAGGCAGGAGGGCTTAAAATGGGCTTCTAACATATTCATTGAAATAGCTATTGGAACTGCTAAGAACAGAATAGCAGCGTTTAATTGCGCTGCAAATGTGATCGTCACCAATTACGATAATCTGTTATGGCTTTGCCGTGAACGTCCAGATTTGCTTCAAGGCTTTGACGGTATTGTTTTTGACGAGCTGACACGTTTGAAGAACCCTTCTGGCTCACGCTTTAAAGCCTTGTTCAAAGTAATAGACCTGTTCAAGATACGTTGGGGTTTGACCGGATCGTTTACTAGCAATGGTTTAGAAGATGTGTTTGGACAATGTAAAGTAGTAGACCAATCGTTGTTAGGCAGAAGCAAAAACGCTTTCCTACAGCAATATTTTGTTCTGATGAATCGTGATTATGGTGAATGGGCTGCACGTCCTGATTCCTTACCTAAGATTATGAAAACTATCAAACCTGCTACTTATCTATTAGATGCAGGAGATTACGCTGATCTGATGCCACCTTTGCACATGGTTGAGATTAAGTGCCAGATGGATATGGAACACTATAATACTATGAAGAAGGATTTAGTTGTAGCGTTTCCCAGTGCAACTGCGGTTGCAACTAATCTTGCAGTAGTGACGGGTAAGCTTCAGCAAATGAGTTCTGGGTTCGTTTATCACTCAACATCTTCTCCCAGTAAGTCGCCAGGTAAGTTCAACACTTCCACACAATCAATATGGTTTTCTAGTCATAAATTCGACAGATTAGAAGAATTGCTTGCAGAAAATCAAAGAGATTGTACAATGATTTTTTACATGTACAAGGAAGAACTCGAAGAACTCAAACGGAGATACCCTCACGCTCAAACATTAGATGACCCTAATGCCGTTGAGCGCTGGAATACTGGGCAAATTGAGTTGTTGTTGGCGCACCCTAAGAGCGCAGGGCATGGTTTGAATCTTCAGCATCACGGCAATAAGATAGTGTTCTTATCATTGCCGTGGTCATTGGAGTATTTTGAACAGGCAATCGGGCGTATCCATCGGAGTGGTCAGAAACGTGAAGTGTGGTGTTATATTTTAATGACTGAAAATACTATAGACGAGCGCATTTATTCTGTATTACAGGAAAAATGTACTTTATCTGAAATCGCAATAGGGGAACTACGATGAAATTAAGTTGGCGAAAACTAAATGAAGTATTACCAAATTTAGAAGAAGAAGAAGTGCTAACCCTTCTTGAGATGGAAAAAGTAGGCGCTAGACGTGCGATGGTTTTGATACGGCTACATCAACGTTTTTGCACCTTGAGGATGGCTAGAGAGCGCAATCAATTATTTGGAGAACAACAATGATCTTTTATAACTGTGACGAGCTAGAAAATAAACTTTATAAAGCTGGAATCATTAACATGATTCTATCCGTACTGCTGTGCATCTCATTGCTGTTTAATTTGCATTGTGCAATGGCAGAATCAATCAACTGCACTACCTTTGGCACTCAGACCACTTGTTCTAATGGAATGGTGATTAATAGAATGGCATTAGGTACAAACATTACTACACCTGAATTGCCGATCTTACCATCAATGGAGCAAATAGCACCTGCTATGCTAGTTGCTCCATTTCCTCAAATTCAACCTATTGAGCCAATACCAGGCTTCAATAAGTAATTATTC